GCGTCTTAAAACAAACGGGAGGCGAACCCTTGAGCGCGCAAGAACTTGCTGATCTTGCTGCAGCATTTAACGCCGCGCGCGCAACCAATCAGACCGCAGCGCTTAACGAATACTTGTCTTACGAGCCGACCACAATGTCACCAGACAAGATGTTGTTGATTGAGTCTGCCAACTACAGCGCGCTGGAAACTGGTGGCCGTGTCGGAAACGTACCGCCATATTTGCTCGGAATATCTACGGGGTCGTACTCATATACCTCATCACAAAATGCACGTATGGACTTGATGTTTTTTGGGGTCAAAATGTACGCAGACGCAATCGCCGAAACATTGTCAATGAATAATGTTCTGCCAAATGGAACTTTTATTGCCTTTGATTACGAATCGTATTTAGAAGAAAATTACCTTGCCGACACAATGGAAAACACACAAACAGTTATAGAAGAAAACACACAAGAGGAGATCGCATCATGATCAAACTAATCGCAGGAGATTTCACGCTGGACGCCGCCAAGGGCGACGCGCCACGACGCACCATCTCGGGAACAGCAGTTCCCTACAACGTGCCGGCAACAGTTTCGGATGGAACCCAAGTGATCTTCCGCCCAGGCTCATTACCGGTTGAGGGCAAAGCACCCCGTCTGTTTATGTACCACGATGCTTCAATGCCAGTCGGAATTGTGACCGAGCGCGTAGATACTGAACAAGGAATGTTGTTTACAGCAAAAGTAAGCGCCAGCTCCCAAGGGCAAGACGCCATGATCATGCTCCAAGAAACCGTTATTGACCAAGTTTCCGTTGGCGTAAATCCGACCAAATTCTCATACGACGAAGCAGGAACCATGATCATCGAAGCGGCTGACTGGACAGAGCTCAGTTTGGTTCCCGTAGGCGCGTTCGGCGATATGGCAAACATTGCGACCGTCGCAGCGAGTATCCACCAAGAGCCAGAAGAAGTAGTGTTAAATGAAGAAGTAGTCCCAGAACAGGAGATAGAACCCATGTCAGAAGTAACCGCACCAGCAGTTGAGGCAACAATCCCAACCGCACCAATTTTCGCACAAGCCAAACGTGAATTCGTATTGCCATCAGCAGGCGAATGGATGGCCGCTTACCACATCGGTGGCGACACATTCTCAAACATGAACAAAGCAGTTGCTGAATACTCCGCATCAAAGCGCACAGCACTACAAGCTGCCGCAGGCGACGTGCTTACCACGGACACCCCTGGCTTGCTGAGCACCGTCGTGCTTGGACCTTTAGTACAGGATCTAAATTTTTTGAGGCCTGTAGTCGAAGCTGTAGGCGCTCGCGCTTATCCTGACAACGGTCAGCAAAAGACTTTCATTCGTCCAACGATCACCACGCACACAAGCGTTGCTGCACAATCAACTGAATTGTCTGCAGTATCTGCAACAACAATGGTCATTGCGAGCAATACAGTTTCCAAGACCACACTCGCTGGGCAGGTCACCCTTTCGGCACAGGACATCTCGTTTACGAGCCCCGAAGCAATGCAACTAATCTTGAATGACCTCATGGGCGAATACATGATCGCTTCGGACAACCTTGCAGCAGACAACTTGCTCTCCGCAGCAACATCGTCTGGCGTATGGGACGGCACCGTAGCTGACTTGTTGAAGTCGGTTTATGACTCAGCTGTAGACATCTCAAACGGTCGCAACTGGACACCAACCCACATGTTCGTAAGCCCAGACGTATGGGGTCAACTTGGACAACTTGCCGACACAACTGGCCGTCCAGTATTCCCATTCATTGGCGCAGGACTCACCGGTCAGAACGCACTTGGAAACGCAAACGCATCTTCATGGAACGGCAACCCACTTGGGTTGCAATTAATCGTTGACTCGAATTTTGCGGCAAAGACCATGGTTATAACAAGAGTGGGCCAAGGCCAAGGCGATGCTTACGAATTCTATGAGTCAATCCGTGGATTGCAGTCATTGGAGAACCCGTCAGTTTTGGGACGCAACATGAGTTTCTACGGCTTCGTATCAACCTTTGCAGCAATCCCAGGAATGATTCGCAAGATCACCCAGGCCTAGTCGAGAGCGGAGCAACCGCTCATGGCTACATACACAGTTACTAACAAGTACCTGATTGACAACTTTGCCGTACTGCAACTCCTGACCCCATCGGAGATTGCAGTCGGCAGTTCAATCACGGTTGCTGGAGTTGACGCAACATTCAACGGCACTTATTCGGTGCGCGCATTGCCACAGTATTTGTTTTTGGGAATTGATACACAGGGCGACCTGCTCTACGACTATCAAATACCAATTGCCGATCAGGTGCTTTACGCCAAGACCGCAAGCGATGTCGAGCGTGTCGCAGCGTCTGGAACAGTTGCCAATGACCCTGTTTGCACATGGGTGACGGCCGCGCAAGTCATGTCTTACCTTGGCATCACGATTACGAACCCATCAGACGATTACACGTTGCTCACGCAATCTGTGTCAGCTGGCAATCAATTTTGTTTTCGCAGGCGTCAGGAATCGGGCTATATCGACTCCCTAACGACCTCACCAGGCGGTGACGCAACATTGGGCACTTTGATGTATTGCGCCGCTCTGTGGCGCTCCAGGGGCTCAATAGAGGCAACCTACGCCACGTTTGACGGCATGGGTTCGGCACCACAGCAAAGCCTGACCCCGATCGTCAAGCAACTGCTTGGCATTCCTCGTCCAGCGGTTGCCTAATGTCGTACACCGACCTGTTCAACGAAGCGATAGACGACGTCACCGCGACGCTGACCGCTGTGTCTGGTCTTCGAGTAATAAATGACCCAACACGTCTCGTTCCTAACTCGGTCTATTTGGACGCGCCAAACTTCACCACGTTTGCTGGCAACGGCAACATTGTGCGCCTTGAGTTTCCGATCAAGGTCATTGGCTCTGGGCCTGCAGGTCTGCCGGTGCTCCGATCGATCTTAAGCATTGTTGCAAGTGTGCTTAACTCGCCGATCATTGTTATGGCTGGCCGTCCGTCAAGCCTTGAGATCGGTGGCGCGTTGTACCCGTGCTACGACCTTGATTGCGCTATCCAAGCCCAGACCGCATAATCCACAACTACCGAATACAAATCATCTACTATCAGATCAGAACTTAAGGAGCAAACATGCCAGCATCAACTTACCTCTCGAACCCAACAGTCAAAATTGGAACCGCAATCGGCACCATTGTTGACATCACCGATCAGGTCAGCGCAGCGACGTTGACGGTTACAGCGGAAGCTCTTGAAGACACCGCATTTGGCCAGACATCCCGCACCATGACGGCAGGGTTGTTCTCGAATAGTTTGACATTGACGGTCTATGCCAGTTATGCAGCGTCAGAGTCATACGCAGTTCTTGCACCGTTGCTCGGCACTAAGTGCACCGTCAAAGTAAATCCAGGTAGCGGTGCTGATTCGGCAACGAATCCAGGGTTTATTTTAGAAGGGGCCTATTTTTCTAGCCTGCCTGTGATCAACGCGTCCTTGGGTGAGCTTAGTGTCTACGAGATTGAGCTCCAGGGGGGCACGTACTCGGTTGACGTAACCGCATAATTAACGGCTCCAAGCCGACATAGGAGAACAAATGAAAATCAAGTTGCAGTTAAAGCGCACACCCGACAGCGCCCCAGAGTATTACTACACAAACCTGTTTGTGGTCACGGAATGGGAACGGCTTGAACGTCGCAACATTCAACAGCTCTCCGCAAACCCGTTGTACTCGGATTACGCCTGCTGGATGCACACAATTCTCAAAATAAAAGGCGAGCAAGTTGGTGACAACTGGCGCGAATGGCTAAGCAAAAACCCTGACATCGACATTCTGCCGGTACTGGACGAGACAGACCCAAACCCTACGGACGCGGCACCTACCGCCGCCAACTAGCAGAAGTTTTGGTCGCGGTCGGTTGGTGGCCTAGCGACATTGCGTTTGACTCACGGGACTTGACAACGGTCATTAAAGTGCTTAACGAGGCAAACAAAAAACGGAGATGACGTGAACCAAGTGTCAACAAAGATTGAGGTGGTCGGGCTTAAAGAAGCCTTAAAGACCCTCAACAAAATTGACAAATCTTTGCGCCGTGAAATCACCAAGGATTACAAAAAGATTGTCCAGCCTGTCATTGACGATGCAAACAAACTTGTGCCCTCGAATGTTCCGCTATCTGGTATGGCGCGCAATTGGAGCACTCGATCAGGGTTCAAGATGTTGCCGTGGATACCAGGCATAAAACAAAAGATCGCTGCCAAAATCAACACGCGAAACATAAAGGAATACGGCGGAAACAAGTCAAATGTGGGCACGTTTGCCATTCAATGGCAAGGCGCTACTGGCACCATGTTTGACATGTCTATGGCTGGCGCGTTAGGCCGAGCGTTAAGTGAACGGTACGGTGATCGTTCGCGAGTAATGTGGAAGGCGTACGAGCAACGCGAAAACGATGTCATGTCCGAGATGGAGCAGTTGGTGAAGCGCGTCATGAGCGAAGCGAATAGAGAGACCGCGTAATGGCAATCAATATCCCGATCATCAGCGAGTTTGACGGCACAGGGGTAAAGAAGGCTGTCAAGCAATTCCAGCAACTTGAAACAGTCGGAGAAAAGGCACAGTTAGCGATTAAGAAGGCGGCGA